CATTGTGATAAGCATAAAATTGTCGTCCAACATGCGTTTTGCCATTTTAGTCGTTGTGCTTGCTGTGTTCATTGCGTTGTACCTCACACCTGCCCCGGTAACCGACCCCATTGAGAGCAGGGCCACTAGCCCGCCTCTGGAGGAAAAGGCCCGGGAGCGAAGGGTGAGGGAAACAATTCGCCAGGCCATCGGCGATGGTGAGACGTTGGCTCGGCAGCTTGGTGCCGATTTGTTGGACATTGCCGCCCTTGCTTGGGAAGCTTGGGGGGCACTCGTGGAGTCGCGGGACGTTTTGCTGGGCGAGGTTAATTCGGCAATCCGTTTCCTCATTGCGTGTCTTGGAGTTGCCTGTTTAGCAGGCAGCTTCGTCTGGCGCAGCTGCTTCTCACGAGCCGCCGTACGTGCACGGCGTGAAATTGAGTTACTCGACCGTGAATTCCCGGATGCGTTTATGACCCGGGAGGAAGCGGAAGGGGTTGTGTTTGGCGGGTTATGGGTTAATAAGGTTGCCCATGCTGTCAAGGTTGAAATGGGCCTTGACTTTGACGATACGCCTTTAAACCGCCAGCAGGCGGTTCGTATCGCCAAGCGCCTAATGGTGGAGTGGTCCAACAACTCGCACCGCACTGCTCATATGCGTCGAGACATGCGGCGGATCTTGCTCCTTGTCTTCACTCCCGATCAAGAGGAGTTGGAGGTCAGGCGTATGGAAAGCTCTTGGCCAATTTGGTGGCGCCGAATGAGAGTTCGGCACCCTTTTCTAACGTCCCCGTTCGATTAGAGGGCAGATCATGCCCGCCAGTTCCACGTGACCTGATGGAAAGGGTTCGCGAGGGATATGGCGACGATGCCCTGGTGGTGCGTCGGACGGGGGGAGCGCCAAAGACCCGATATCTTACGAGCTTCGCATCAGCGGGTGCTGGGGTTAATATCGGGTGTCATAATCATAACTTAGATACGCTGGTCACGGGTTTAGTCAAGCGTGTTTTTCTGCATTTGGTTGGGCAGCTGTTCGTGCCACTGGTGTTACCAGATCGGGGGCTGTTCGCACGTCGGATGCGGCGATTCAGGAATGTCTACTTTCGGGTAGCGCGTGGTCTCACTCCGCTAACGCACGAGGAATTCGTTGCGTCCTGCGATAGTCGGAAGCGTGCAATCTACGAGCGGGCGCTTGAGGAGCTGCGTTTAGACGGTTTGCTAGAGAAGGACGCATGGCTACAGACGTTTGTCAAGTTTGAGAAGCTCAACTTGACTGCAAAGCCAAACCCGGACCCTAGGGTAATACAACCGCGCTCACCAAAGTATAATATATGTGTGGGAGCGTATCTGAGACCGCTAGAGGCTGTTATGTATCGCCTTGTGAATCGTATATATAAAGAGACTACAGTCCTTAAGGGCAAGAATGCCCTTGACCGTGCATTGATAATGCGGGAGAAGTGGGATCGTTTCACTGACCCGGTTGCAGTTGACATAGATGTGAGTCGTATGGATGAGCACTTCCATAAGTACGCACTGCAATTCATGCACGGCCTGTACAACCGACATTACAACTCGAAGGAGTTGCGCGCATTGCTCCGCCGTCAGATCAAGCAGATCGGGCGAGCGCGCTGCCCCGACGGGTACGTGAAGTACAAGATGGAAGGTCGGAAGGCCTCAGGCGAGATGGACACCTCGCTTGCCACCTGCGTCATTATGTGTGCTATGATCTATAGTTACTTTGACGAGGTGGGTTTGGTGCATGACGACCGACCGTCCCATGACTTCTCGTTGGCTGATGACGGCGATGATGGCGTTTTGATAATGGAGCGCCGGAATTTGCCGCTGTTGGCCGGGTTTGTCGAGTGGTTCCTGGAGATGGGTTTTCCCATTAAGTTGGGTAATCCGGTGAGCAAATTCGAGCACATAGAGTTTTGCCAAACCCGTCCCGTCTTTGACGGCGCCCGCTGGGTAATGCTTCGTAACCCTGCGGTGTGTCTAGATAAGGACTTGTGCACAACGAAGCCAGTGCCAAATGCAAAGGCTTGGAACTTGCTTCGCAATAGCGTAGCCCAGTGTGGGATCGCTTATGCGGGCAATATGCCGGTGTTCTGTGAGTTTTATAGGTTTCTTGCGCGGGGAGCTGGGTCTCGTATCGATCGTGATACTGCCACCACTTCTTTGAAGCTCCTCGCAGCAGGCATCAATGCCTGTGGACCTGTCACAGATGCAGCCCGGCTTTCCTTTGAGGAGGCATATGGTTGGCCAGTTCCGTTGCAGCTGGCGTATGAGGCGCATTACCGTGCGCTCAATGCGTCATTTGCACCACCGCCGATCGTTGCCTTCTGCCCCCAGCATCCTGGTGCGATGGGGTCCGCGTGTTAAGAGCCCAAAACGGTGGCTAATGAGCCTCAATAATTCCGTGCTAAGAGGGTATAGCCCTAAATGCCGACAGACTGCACGGGTTCACGCTAGTTCACGCAGATGTACAGTCGCCCGAGTAGCGTCGGGGGATCCCATACAACGCTACATTTTGTTGTCACCGTGACTTTGGTGACATCGGCGTCCATTTTACGGATATCCCTGACCTTGAGTTAGGCATTACCCCGGCAGAACGGGCTCAGCGTGCACTTGCGCAACAAGCTGCCTTTCTTGGTGCCTCCCTTGTAGGTGCTGGTGCGACCCATCAAGCGCAAGAGCTCCGGAAGACTCTTTTAGAGATCGCCGGGACCCTTCAGAGCAATCGCGACAGCAAGCTGCACGATTGGACGCTTCGTCAGAAAGAGGCGTTCCGCGTGTTGCCCAATCTGCTCCAATTTTCGGCGCAGGACTCTAACTCGTCGAAACTGGCCGGAAGAGACCGCAAGTTTCTAGCCGACCAAGCAGTCCGCAAGGCAGCCCAAGAATTTTGGAACATAGCAGCTCCAAAGCCCATCAAAGAGATCGCCAACTTTGTCAACAAAGAGGTGCTTTCCGGCAAGACCAACAAGCCGAAACCGGTACCTGCCAAGCCCAAGCCAAAGCCAGCACCTGTTATTGCCCCAGGTCAAGTGTTACAACCAGGCAAACAGATGCCGCCCAAGAAAGGAAATGGCAATGGGAAGGGGAAGACCGGTTATGTGACCGCTCCGGTGGCCCGCGCAAAGGCGAACCGCAAGGAGGTGATGATCAGCAGAATGCTGGAGGGCGGGCGGGTGATGGAACTCACACGCGAGGAGTACGTGCGGGACATCTTCCAGACCACGGCCAACACATTTGAGCTGGACACGGTCCCAATCGACATTACGTCGTATCCGTGGTCCAAGCAATATGGCGGTCTGTTCGAGAACTACACGTTTGACCACCTCGAGTTTGAGTATGTCCCACTGCAGGCAAGCTCCATTTCGGGGTTTGTCCTGTTTGCGCCGGATTATGATCCCGCAGACACCCACACGACCACGCTTGGCAAAGGTGATTTACTTGCCATGGATGACGCACGCGACGGAAATGCGTGGCTTGGTATGATTATGCGCTGCTCAGCAGGCAATCTCAAGAAGCGGCAGATGCTTTACACTGGCACTGTCGCAGCTGGTACCATTCCCGCGCAACTTCGCCAACATCAAGTTGGAAATCTTTTCATTGGGAAGAACACGAGTGCGTCCAGTGGCTCCGTAATTGGGGAGTTGTGGGTCCGTTACATTGTCCGCTACTTCACGCCACAGATCGTTCCGATCAAGTCCGGCGAAAATGACGATCTGGCCGATTCGGCTAGGTGCACAGGTACGTCCAACGCTGCACCCTTTGGGGCGGCTAATACCTATGCAGAAGGTGGCATTCCTGCCACCTTTTCGAGTACTGGCACCACGACGAGTGTCACCACCTTTACGTTCACACAGCCCTGGTCTGGGTATGTGACCGGGTGGCTCACGACTTCTGCCGGTATAGCGTCGATTACTCCTTCAGGAACCGCGACTTCTGCGGAAATCTTTGAGGACTCGGCGTCGCTGTCGTGGTTTGCGTGGATTGATGCAAACCAAGCTCAGACGTTCATTGTGACCATCGCCAATACGGACATTTCTGCTTCGAGCTTCATCTTCGTTCGTGGCTCTGATCGCCGCGCCTAGCGGGTGGCAACTGCGCAAGGACCTGGTCCAGGTTCGGGCTTAACGACCCCGCGCACCTGAGTAGTTTCGAAAATATGGTTGGGCACCAGTTATCTGGAGATGCGCCATCTGTAATGTGTGGGCACCATGGGTAAAACGATCCCTTATAGGGCGTCCGTGGGTAACCCGTGCAGTTGGTAGCCTCATTCCCTGGCTTTGAAACAATAATAAACATTAGTGTAGCGTGTTTTTACATATATACGCCTGCCTTATTCATTTATGACAGCCTCGTGCCGTGCCAGCGGCTGATCTGGACAGACGCGGTGTAGCAGACCACGACTGATGTGCACGCCATGTGATGGCGCTCGACGATAGCCACGCAGACATGCGTGGGGGCTCTAGACGTCGTACAATCCACG